ATAAGGATCCATAAGAGGATTTTCAAAATCAAAAGGATCACATTTCTGCATTAAAATTGGATTTGTTTCTTCTACTAATCTCATGTTGTTACCTTCGTAAAATTCTGTACCTTTTCAAATCTAATCAAACTATCAAACTTATCTACGTTCAGGTCTGACTTGTGGCTGATTAAAAATATGTTCTCGTTGCTTAAAGTATTTAATATCTTTAAGAACTCATCTGTTCCATTCATATCTAATGACGAATCAAATATCTCATCTAGTATCAATAGATTTGTATTAGTACTATTCTTCATCTTAGCTATCTGTCTCCATGTAAACAACAGAGCCAAATCTATTCGCATCTTCTCTCCTTCACTAAAGTTTGCATAGGCAAACTCATCTCTATAACGTGACTTTATCTTTTCATTAAACTGTTCGTCTAGTTCAAACTTGACTTGAAATTCTAACTGATTCAAATAACTGTTTACCAACTTATTCATAATAGGTAGATACTTCTTAATGATCTTGGTTTTAATACCAGAGTCCTGAAGCAACTGCTTCGCAATGTTGAGGTAGTTAGCTCTATCTTGGAGCTTTTCTTTCTCCTTCTTAATCCGTTTTGAATCTTCACGATACTCCTGTAACCGTGTCTTGTCTTCCTGAAGTAAAGTACCCGCCGTCTGTATATCATTTATCTGCCCTTGTACGTCGGTATTAAAATTTAAAATAGATTCCACTGAGGTATTTTTCTTGGCTATATTTACTTCATGCTCTCGTTTATCTTTCTCTATCTTTTCATATAAATCTATACGAGCATCCATTTCTGTCAACTGTGCATCTAAACTTACCATAGCACAAGCACTCGTAATCATTTTATTTGTACGCTCTTCTATAGCCTTACTCTTAAACTCCCCATCTATATGTTGCTCACACGTTGGACAGTTATCATTCTCCTCAAAAAAAGTAATCTCTTGTTTAGCCTTAGATGTTTTATGATCCATTCTATATTTGATTCTATTCAACTCAGTTCTATCTTCATCTACCTTTTCGTGTTTGGGTAAAATATCTTTCTCCCACTCTGTCACCAAACCCTTTAGTGTTTCTACTTCACCTTCTAACTTCTTCATATCATCAGCATTCTTCTTCATCTTCTTTTCTAATACTTTAAGTGATGTTTTACTTTTCTCTTTTGCTTCTAATATCTTATTCTCTTGTAGTGTTACCTTATGCTCCAACATATCATTTTCATATTTGATATCCCGTGAGCTTTCTTTGTTATCTTTTATTCTCTGCTTCAATATATAATTCATCAACGAAAAAACTTTGATGTCTAAGATTTCTTCTACCACCTCACGGCGAGCAGCTGCTGTCAACTGCATAAACGGAATGAATGACGATGACCCAAGTATAACAACCTGTGTAAATGACCGGTGGTTCAGCTTGAGTATATTGTTCTCTAATAGTTTCTGATAATCTCTAGATGATGCATCTTGATTCACCAACTTACCATCCATATAGATTTCAAACCGAGTAGGCTTAATACCTCTAATAACTAGATACTTTCGTTTACCTATATCAAAATAAATTTCTACTGTGCAGTCCCTACCATTAACACTATTCACCAACTGATCTTTCTTGATACGCCTAAACGGCTTACCAAACAAACCAAACGTCAATGCATCAAGCACAGTAGACTTACCACTACCATTATCACCTATGATAAGGGTAGACGGTGAATTATTTAAAGCTATCTCTATTGGGGTGTTGCCTGTAGAAAGGAAATTCTTCCACGTTACTGCATTAAATTTTATCATATAATTTTTGGTAGTTTAGATAAATCTACTTCTTTGAAATTTAAATTTCCAGAAACAGAAATTCTTTCTACATCGGATTTAAACCCCATAACATGGTGCGGTAGCCATGCAGGAAAAATTATTAAATCTCCAACCTGAGGCATATATCCCACCCGTGTAACACTCATAGGCATCTCTGGACCCAAATCAAAACATATCATACCTGGACCAGGATTATTATGTTCATGCTTTGTTTCTTTATTCTCTTTCACTATCTCCTCAGGAACTTGAAGCCAAGTAACAAAAGAAATATCACCTCCATGATTGTGTGGAGGATTATATTCATTAGCCTGTTGATAATTAATCCATAAACTAATCATCTCGTAACCTATTACTGGTTTCTTAAATAGGTTCAAACCTTTATCCATTGCACTCACTTGATAAGCACTCATATAAGGATCAAATAAAGGACAAAACCATTCCTTAAAATCTTTATAGTAATACTCATAATCCATCTGACCTGCTAAAGTCTTTCTATTATCTAAATTTTTCGCCCTACTCTCGTCACCTTTTTCCTTCAGTAAATCTATAAACTCTTGGTCTATGGTTGACTGAATGGTATGAGGTCCCCACGGATGTTTTTTATATTCTGGCATCATTCTACTTCACTAGCCTCTACATACAAATTCTTCCACGTTACTGCATTAAATTTAATCAAAGGTATACCATCCTGTAATTATATACTTATCTTCTGTTGGTGAAATAATCCCACGATGAGAATGAGTCCAATCCGCAGGCCATATAAGTGTTTTACCTTTAACAGCTTTGCACTTATATTGTTGATAAATAAATTCTGTTTCCCCACCATCTTGTACAGTATTCAAATAAGTTTGAAATGCTAAATGTCTACCAATAGTAGATTTAAAACCACTTCGTTCGCAATGCACAGCTCTATAACCTTCGTAAGGTTTATAATATTGAATATTAACTGGTTCAGTAATCCCAAATGGTTCTACTTGGTTAGCTAATGAATATACTTTCAAATATCTTTCTAAAATAGAGTGCAGTTGATAGCTATAGGAAGCAACCACCTTTACCTTTTTCATAATATTAACTAAATCAAAAGGCAAATCTATACTCTTTTTCCTCGTAGGATCTATAGTCTGCTCTTTACCCCCAACTACTCCAGTAGCATGAAATTTTTTATTAGAATGAAACCATTTTATCAATTCATCACAAATATTTACATCTACTATATAATCTTCGTATATAAAATTACTCAACTTCACAAGCCTCTACATATAAATTCTTCAACAATCGTTTTAATTTATTTTTATTTAATGCCTCACTAGATATCTCTTCCACATATCGGTCTAATAATGTCATTGTATCTTCACCTATTTCTACCACCTCATCAGTAATAGAATCAGGATCAAGGTCTGAAAAATCTTCAATAATTCTTAACTCATAAAAATTTCCTTCATTATAACACCTATCAACGAATCTATCAAAAGCATAAAAATCTCTTTTCTGTATAACGAATACTTTTATATAGCACCCCTCGTATTCAGAAAGATCCATATTGAGCATCTCATCACAAGTATGTCCATCATCATAGAATATCTTTTTGAATAAACGATGAGGGTTCTGAAAAAACTCTAGCTCTCTTGTTTCTGTATCGAGAATATGAAAGCCCTTCTTACTGTTGTAATCGTTCCATGTAATCTCATATGGAGCACCAAGATAACGAATATGTCCATCGTCTTGTTGCTTATGAAAGTGTCCAGAAAACACACGCTCAAATCGTTTGAAGTGTTTGCGTTCTATACCATCATCACAGTAAACATTATCTAACATCTCTGCACCTTGTAATGGTAGATGACCCATGAGAAAATCAGCTTTGGCTCTAGATATAATTCTTAACGACTCAGCGTGTTTGTCTGGTGCAATCCATGGAGTCATCAGAATATCTAAGCCATCAAAGTTTATCACCTCTGGTGTATCTTTATACAGATGTATAGGATACTCACCACAAGTTAATGACATAGAGTTTACATCATTGGTAGATTTAAAGTAACAGTCGTGATTACCTAATAGAGTATGTAATTCAATACCCCTTTCATAGATAGGAGTAAAGAACATCTCCTTGGCTAATTTAAGAGTGTTATAATTAGTGTACTTCCGGCGATCAAAAGTATCCCCCAAATGAAGTACCGTTGTAATGTTTTCCCGATCAAGTATTGGGAAAAAAGTTCCTTCGTAGAATCGCCGCTGGAATTCGGCGAACGCCAAATTGTCATTCTTACCTCCAAAATGTGTATCTGTTATTAATGCTATTTTCATACAAACGGTGGGCCGACAAACCAAGTCACTAATGAATATCGTATGCCCTTTGTTACTGGTGCAACTCTATGTTCCATCACCGACGGAAAAATAATAACAGAGCCAGCGGTTGCTTCAATAGGTGTAATAGTACATTTCTCTTTACCATAAGAAGCAAACTCAAACGCACCACCATCAAAATTATCATTCAACATTACAGACATACTCAACTTTCTAACGTGCCCGTGCATAAAAGCATTATTGGGATTGTGATATACCGACAAATGATCCCCAGGACCATCTGTATGAAAACTATAAAATCCACCTTTCTTGTAACGTGTTATCTGAGCAGACTCTGCTGCTTTGATTTGATATCTCCAGCCAGCTTCATCATTAGCTCGTAACATATAAGGCCAAATGATATCATATAACCATTGTTCATTACACCATGCAACATCACTTATTCTGGTTTTAGGATCTGATTTATAATCACCCTTACGGCCTGTCTTTCTTTCTTCATCAGTAGTACCTTTTGCTGTATCTACAGCTGATACTTGCCATTTCTTACTGGCCCATTTCTTTATTTTATTGCAGGCCTTTTTATCTATAGTACCACCCTCAAAAACAAACCACTCATTTACTGTAGCAGTCATTTCTTCTTATCATCCTCTTCATCATCAGCAAATGAATACTTATCCAAAATCTCTATATATTGAGTTTGATAATCAGCCGCATCATCATGTTCTTGTACGGTAATTAAATCAGATATATTAGACCTCTTTAATATTTTATCCTTAATTTTCTGTTGCTTCTTTTCTTTTGCTATGCGCCTAACAAATGCATAATAAATGATCTGAGTAAAATATGCAAAAGGGTTCTTTGATTTCTCGGGATCAAAATTATCTATATACTGTAAACAATTTTCTATACCATCAGAAATCATTTCTTCCTTATAGGTATAGTTAATAAAGTTTGGTCTATACGACAGGTGATTAGCAATCTTTAGAATACACTCTCCCAAATAATTACTAATCTGCGGCTTTGGCTCATCAGCCTCTTCCGCCTCCTTTAAGTGCTCCTTTCTTTCTACTATCGCTGCTAGAAATTTTTTATTATCAACATAGTGAACTTTCTTTTTCTTTTCCGTAGCCATGGGCTCTCCTTACGGAGGACTTAATGCGTAATAGGTCCAACATAATCACTAAACAAACCAATAATAACTTCACACGCATCTTCTAAATTATCTAAACGCCATGAGGCATTATGTTTAATAAGAGGATGATCCATCAAGTACTTGTCATCAGATACAACTATCAATGGTTTTCTCAAACCAATAGCCCAACCGATTTCAATAATAGTACCATATGATGGTCGTCTATCATTTAGTTCTTTAGGTAAATATGCTAAAACCAAATCACAAGATTCAGTATCTAACCAATTCTTTGTTGCAATCGCACGAGGATCTGACCACATCTTATCTGTAGCGCCTACATCTGTATATGTCATTCCTTCCTTAACGGGTTCACATCTCAGTGGGGAAATACCTACAACACCATAGGGCAACATACTGACCACATAATCTCGCCAACTTGTGGCTTCTTCTTCCGTACAACCTGCAATAGGTCCTGCCAAATATATATACTTCTTCATAATTAATGCCTTCTTTATATTTTTAAGACATTATTAATAATATCATACTTAAAGTGAGTTGTCAAGCATTAATCTAATCCAGCTTCACTCCAATCTACATCATTCCAACCAGCATCTCTAGGTACATTTATAGTATGAGCTTTTTGACCTACATGAGGACTGATATCATTTATCAATATTCTACCACTATCAGCATAGCCCATCAACAGCATATCAAAGGGTACTCCCAACCGACGTAGCTCTGATTCTGTTCTTTCCCTTACAGATTCCCGTCTACCAGTAATAAGGATAATCCGATGGCCTTTCATCTCCCATCGACGCATACGCTCCAGGACACCCGGCAATAGCTTGTGTTCTTCACTAACTATTCCTAAATGTCCTCTACCGGTGTACTCTGTTAGAGTACCATCAATATCACAAATAATAGTTTTCAATATCTTTTATAAAAAGGCCTTGACACATACTGGACTAGTGTGTATAATTAGCTGTGTTGCTCCATTAATGAAGTTTAGATTTATCTCTTGGAACAAGATCAGAAGGAAGATCAGATTCCTGTAAGGTACCATTGGAATTAGATATTGCATCTACCAGTTGTTCCATATTATCCCGCATCTTCATTTCGGCTTCTTCTTCAGTAGAAGGTGCATGAGTTTCTTCTACTGAGATTCTTTTACATATATGTTTGTAATACAGCGTCACTTCAGGAGCCAAATCACCTAACGATAGTATCTTTTCTTTTAGAATTAAAAAGGACTTATCATGTGTAAAGTTCATCCAGCGCTGCAGGCCAGTATGTTCTACAATATGATCATTAGATTCCATTATTTGATTCTTAACAACAGACATGGGATATTCTACTACTAGAGCATCTTTATATTCTTCAAGGACTTTACATAGCACGTCCTCCCCATTCATCATTTTAAGAACTTTAAATGGATATCCTGATTTATAAGCTGTACTTTCCATATTACTATTTATGATTTAAGTTTTATTGGTAGGATCTCATAACTAAATTCTTGTTGAGAATAGATGCTTATTCTCTCCTCAAAATGTTTAAGAGTATAGTTTCTTTTATTATTATAACTCATATCGTCAGCAATGTCAAATAAATTACATTCTGTTTTATCTTCAGTTAAACGTAATCCTCTACCAATAGACTGTAGTACTTTTATTTGAGATTTATATGGGCTTGCAAAGATAATATTATGTAATCTTTTGATGTTGATACCCATAGAGAATACACCATACGAGGCTACAATGATAGCATCATTTTCCTTTTCAACAATACCTCTAATATTATCTCGCTCGGTGGCTTCAGTAGCCCCATATACAAAAAATATTTTCCGATCTTTCGTATGTTCTTTTAAAGCTAAAGTAAGAGTTTGTAGTTGGTTTATATACTGCGCTAATATTAAAGTGTTACCATCTTGAGAGATAGCTAACTTACAAATAAAATTATTTCTAGCTGGTGATTTAGAAAGATAATCCATTTCCTCTTGATAAGTTTGTTGCCTTCTATTAGACTTCACATGATTTAAAACTAAACACCGGATATTTAAATTAGATAAGTATTTTTGTTTTACTAATTTAGCTGTAGTAGTAACTTCTTTGTGCTTAGCAAATAGACCTTCTAAGACTAACTGATGAATTTCAGACCCATCTAATGTGCCTGTAGTACCAATACGGTATTGACAATCATGTAACTTTGTCATTATACCTGTTAAGGATTTGGCCTTAGCTAAGTGACATTCATCTACAAAAACAGCACCAAATTGACTAAAGTATCTTTGATCTAATTTGTATATAGACTGCCAGGTGGAGATGACCACTTCTCTAGATGTGTTCTTATCTGATCCTGCATAGAGTTTGTGGCAGTGTTCGTCTGGGAACCATCCATAGTCTGCAAAATCATTATACATTTGCTCAACAAGATTAGTAGTAGGAACAATAAGAAGAATTTTCTTATCATTTAATATTTTAAGATAATACCGTACTAGAGCGTATATGATAAAAGACTTGCCAGACCCAGTAGGACTAAGAATAAGCCCCCGATCATTAGTAAGTATATTATGGATTGCATCTATCTGATAGTTTCTCGCTCGGAGTTTTCCTTTCTCCAACGAGCGTACAAACTTGGTGGTAATCTTCTTGTCAAATTTTTGGGGAGGTATAAGTGAGCTATCATATTGGATTTTATGCCCCTGCTCCGCAAGAAATCTTCGTACATAAGGTAGTAATCCAAGATAGATTTTACCAGTACCCGGGCTGAATAATCTGATTTTGCCGTCCCATAATCTATTTCGGACTGACGGCATAAACTTAGCATTCGGAACTTCAAAGGTGAAAAATTCCGAAAGTTCTCTTGCAACTGACGGTTCACATTTGATACGGAGATATACTTCATTAAATTTTGTAAGGGTAACGTCCATCACTCACCATGTAGAAA